ATTGTATCGCATTTGTGGCTCCTTTTTGCTTTGTATGTGACTATTATAACAAATTCGGGAATTATGGACAACCAAAATCAATTGGCCATCAATGTAATTTGCACATCAACGCCTTCGTGTGTGATGCCCACACCCACTGGGCGACCATCCCCGGTGAAACTGCTATGACGGCGATCGTAAGCCAGTTTTTGGATGGCAAGGCGCAGAGCGGCACCGTGGCTGGCTGTGGCCGTTTTTGTGTAGATATCATTGATGGTACCGTACATACCAAAACCGTTGACAATAAAACGAATTTTGGTGCTGTTACTAAAACCGGCTACGTGTCGCATCTTGAACTCCTTTTTGCTTTGTATGCCTATATTATAGCAAAAAGGGGAATTATGGACAAGAAAAACCCTGCACTGGGCAGGGTCAAAAAGTAGTACTTGAGTATTACATCAGCTAGGTAGTACTTTTTCAATACCAATGTAGGAATTAGCCACTTCCCATTCTACCCACTTATGCACATCTTCGTGTACTATGTTTTCGTCGATCCATTCATATCTAAAATCTCCGGTGCCAACAAACAGGTAGTCATAAAACTCACTTTTAAGTCTGGCTTCGAGATCTCGTATCAAACGTTCGGTGCCGGTCCACAGACCTGTGAACTGCACCACGTGACCAACATGTCCTTCATATCCCTGTATCCTTGATGTAGGATTACTGGTTATGCCTAGGCAGGTGCGTGTGACAATTTCGTCTGTGGCATCGTCAACATAACGATGACGCCACAAATAGAAATAATATTGTTTGGCATCAATCATTTATATACCTGCGTAGGTAGTCATGTGAGGCACTTGCGGCAATGCACATTGTCCGCCCCAATTGATATAGTCCATTACCAAGATTGGTGTTAGGCAACTGTCGCTCCAAGACTCGGGCATATTGTTACGAGCAGTAAACGATTTCCAACGTTGTTGGCAGAAATTATGAAAGCTCTTTGGACTACCATATTCGCTTTGAAACAATTTGAACAAATCTGCTTCTGTTGCGGCATCTAAAGTGATTGTTGGCTTGCTGGCTCTAGCCGCGGCGTGTAATCGACCGAATGCTAGAATAAAACCGCCATCTACTCCCTTTTCGTTGGGGTAGTAGGTGTTATGCCATTTCAATGCCCATTCAAGATCAGTAATGGTTATATCAAACTTTTTCATTTCGGTACCGTGGCCGGCAATCAAGTTCAAACCATGAATGTAAGTTATCATACCTGGCGTGGCCCTGTTGTACTTGGCATCAGAGGATTTGGCAGGAAACATATTGTGTTGTTCTAGCGTCTGTTGAATAATTTCACTTTGTACATCTTCTTCAAACACAGAATTGTACATACGAACACCATTTACACGACTACGATGCAAATGGAATGCATCAATAGGCTTACGCATACCTCCGTTGATTTGTCGGAATCCATAATTGCCAACAGCCTCGCCAACAAGTGTGGAACCGGGGACTGTTAGGTCTTCGTCAAATGCCTTTACTTGTACAAGGAAGTCCTCTTCCAATAATCCGGCTTGATGCAAATGATACAAGGTACAGGCAGTTTGTTGACCCTCCCAAGCAGAATATCTGCCATTAGCCAGTTTGGTTGCCATAACTGGCATATAGATGCGTGGGTCAAAACGTGTGATAATTTTGGCCTGGTGTTCAGCCTCAGCATCTCGCTGAATTTCAATATTGATATCCAGTAGACTAAATGGTACCCAAATCAATTCGCCACAGTGGGCGTTGGAGAATTTCTTCCCACCCATACGAGCGGCAAGAATTTTTAGTGCCTGTTGTATTCCGGAATGATTGTGTACTGCACTAGCACGTTGAGTGATGGGCTGATATACACCGTTGTTATGCACTGGAGTCAAACGCTGATTTTGTTGTTTAACAATGGGTGCATAGGGATTGGATCCACGATTTATAGTTCGTGGCAAAGTTGCTGTCGTCATAATTTTTCCTTTAAAGTTGATTGAACGTCTCATAACTTAAACAAGACAATCATAGTATACGATAAAGTCAAATAAAGGTCAACTGTTTTCAAACAAATTGTTATCTAATGTTTCGGTGTGAAGAGCATCAATCCTGGCCTGCATTTTACCAAACATCTTGGTGTCACGCTCAATTAAAACACACTCACGCCCAAGATTATGGCAAGCCACTCCGGTGGCACCTGATCCGGCAAAGGTATCCAACACAAGATCTCCGGGACGGCTCAACAGCTCAATAAAGTATTCCAAGATTTCGGTGGGCTTTTGTGTGGGGTGGATTTTGTTTTTGCCCAGGCCGCCACTGTAGGTGATGGTATTGGGAATCACACACTGCACCAGGCCTGTGTCGGTGCGCCTACGATCTCGCAACATCCTGACCGCTTCTTTTTTGGCCTCAGCAAATATGGCATCAAGATTGTCTAGATCCGGAGCATCTTTGATCATCTTGTACACAATACTACTGATCTTGTCTGCGCTGGCATAGCGTTCAACACAACTGCCTTCAGCGGTGTCGGCGTTGAAAGTTCTTTTGCCGCCAGGTTTGATACCAAACAACACATACTCACAGGCACTCACAGGATTGACCTGACGGTTAAATGGAACTGCCGCTGGCTTCTTCCAGGTCCACACTCGCTTGGGTTCAAAGCCTGCACGTTCCATGGCAGTCCACAGATAGCTCACATACTGGTCACTGATGAAGATGGCAAAGGCTCCGCCCTTACGCATTTTTTTAAACCAGAACGTGGCCCAACTGTCTATCTGAGATAAGAATTCGTCGTGTTCGACTTCGTCCCAGTTCTGGTCAAAGCTCTCACTGAATTTTTGATTGTGTATGGTAGTTTTGTTTTTGCCGGTAGCCTTGTCGATCCAAACTGGTTGAGCACCATCCTCACTGATGTTGTAAGGTGGATCTGTCAACACTAGGTCAACACTATTGTCTTTGATTGCAGACTCTTGGTCCAGCATATCACCATTGATGGTTGTGATCATTCTGTTTCTCCCAAATCAGCAGAGTCCATTTGCTGTTGCCAAAATTCTCTAGCATCGGCTTCGTAGTCGAAAGATTCCAACACATTCATACCGCCTAGCGGGTGTGGAAACCAAACCAGCCACTGGCCAGAGTCCTCGTCTAGTGTACAATGCAGTGCTACAGATTCTCCCATTATCTACTCCATAAGATTAAACAACTTGTAGTATAACATCTTTTGGGATATATGTCAAGTAGTACTTGAGTATTACTCATGGTCTAACCGGTTCCTAAAGTAAGCATCAAAGTTTCCGGCGTGTAACTGTATCATCACAGCGGTCTCTTGGTCAAACACCACCAACTGATCCAGCTTCTTCACATAGTAAGGACTCACGCAGGCCTTTTCGAACAATAGAAAATGTTTGGGTTTTATCTTGCTGTCAAGGTCCACACGAAAATTTTCTAGACCAGCCAAGCCCACGGCTATTCGGTGTCCGAACTCGGTCAGTCTAAGACTGGTTCGGTTCAATGGATTGAACCAAAAATCACGAAATGTGGTTTCGGGCCAAGGGCACAACGGATGCTCAACATGATCTATAATATGCTGTTGCCAATACGCCTGTGTTCTTGCGTCATCGGACATGGCACACAGTTACAGTTTCTTTTGTGAGAAAACAGTTTCGCCCTGTGCCAATAACACAACCTCGAATTTGTCAGTTTTAAATAATACGTTGAGTTTCTTGCACAAGTTGATGGCGTGACCACTGTTGGAGAACGAGACTTTTTTGTATTTTGGTCCTGGATAGGCAATCAAAACATTGGCCGTTTTTAAGTTGATGGGCTTGCTGTCGTAGTACACAGCCCAAATTCCGTCTGAACTCAGAATTTGATCACTTTTGTAATTCAACTTGTTCACGTGCTCGAGTAGTACTGTTGGCTTTGGTCTTGACATCTCAATGTTTCCTGTATTTTATTTATCTTCGTTATAGGCGTATATTACTTAAAGCCGCCGCCGTCCATCAATACAGTGATATCTTCCGTTCCGCCGACATTGTTGCCAGAAATCTCAGCCACGTGTGTGAGCAAAGCAAATATATCTGAGTGTAGATTACGTGCTTCTGCGGCAGTGAGAGTGAGTTCTTTCTTCTGTGTTTGGTTCATGGCCCGCACACGATCATTGAACATACGCACATGAATGCTGAGACTATGATCCATTGGCAGCCTTGAGTTCGGTTTGCATTTGTTCCGATGTCAAGTAAGGACCACGGAATTCATAACGATTCAGTGTGATCAATTTTGGACACGTGGCTCTGGCCCAATGGCTGTCAAATTTGATGATGTAGTAGCCGGCACAAAAGTAACTTTTGCTTTTTGCGGTCTTGGTAAAGATCGGCAACTTGCGTTGTACATCATACAGTTCGTTGTGTGGACGGAACTGTGTGGGGAAACCGTAAACGTGATTGCCTTCGACCTGTTGTTCTGCAGTCTTCCGTACCGGCTTGTCAAATACAATGTTGTATTGCCGGCTTAGGACTTTGATACTAGCAAACGGCTCGCGTCGATCATCGTGTACATACACAAAGCCACCTTCTTCCACTGCCTGTATGGTGGCCACCTTCTGGCCATGGTCTTCCACTATCCAGTATTTGTTTTTGACAATGGGTCTTGCAATGCGTTCTTCGGTCATAGTTTTACACTTTCAATCATGATTGCTTGTGCCACTTGAGTGGCAAAGTCTTTTTCTTCGTCGATCATATACAGTTCATTTACCCTGCGATCTGCTCTTGGGTCATACCTATGTGTTTCTAACACAAAGCCGCCCACACTCTTGTACAAAGTAAAGGTCATCCCCGAGGCATCAAAACTGCGAGCTGTGTCTTGAGTGCCTATGATATTGAGACCTCGATGCTTCTTTGATTTTACCACGGCCATGTCACGATCAGACATGGATTCGATCATGTTTGCCTCTTCCAATTGATTGCCTTCTCTGGCCCAACTTGCAATTTTTTTCTTAAACCATTTCATTTTGTTTGTCCTGTTCTAATGTGAGTGCCTTCATGATCTCAAGGCGTTCGTATGCTTCTTGTAGGCCCGGATGATGTTTCATACTCTCTTTGAATGCCCGTTCTTCTTCGCGTCGTTCACGTGCCCAATCCAGCAAAGATTCGGCTTCGTCGTTTAGGCCTATGGTGGCATCGGGCGTGTTCAACAAGGTCCAAGCGGTGCCATCATACACTTCCATCTGTTGGTTAGTGGTATTAAAACGCAGGTTACCCACACCCTGTGAGCCACTGTATGCATTGACATAAGTGCCGCTACTGCCACCTATGACCATCATGTACCTACCGCGGGGATGAATGTGTTTGATCATTTTACCTTCTTAAGGTATTCTCTACCAATAAGTCCCTGTTCAACTTCCATCAAGGCTGTGGCACTGATACCACCGGCACCTGTTATCTTGGCCCGGTGTCCGGCCTTGAGTTCACGAACTCGTTTGGCCAGTATTAGTATTAGATCAAAACGATTGCCGACCTGCGCCACTGCAAGTTCGGATGTGTTTCTGCTGTTGGATATGGGTTTGTTCATGTGTTAGTTGTTCCGTTGAATATGAGTAGTCCGGTTAAGTAGACCAAAACAAAATAGGTTATGGCGTGTAACAGTTGGTCGATACCATGCCAGATCCAGAAGGTGCGATCATCTGGTGTTAGGCCCTGGCTAAACTGTCGTTTGGCCCAGTCAATATGATAGTGTAGGAAAGCATCAAACACAGCCAAGGCCAAGGCCAACACAGGATCCAAAAAATGCAACAGGATCACATAGGTAAAGGCTCCGTGCAAGCCGGCGTGTTGTAGGCCACCAAGAGCACCATAGGTGCCTTTTTCTGTGAGCATACGCTGATTTTGCCACAGGTAGTCGGCCAGAAAGTGTTTGAAGAAGAATAAAAATAGTAATAAGTAGATCATTGTTGCAAAATTTCCCACGTTAGTTCTGAATCTTTCATATATGCCACGGGTTGTAGCCAGCCACGATCAATGCACCGGCTGATGATCATTTTATATTCATTGGGACATTCTGATGAGATTTCGAAGCCTGCTCTGGGACTGAGTACCATACCATCTTGTACGAGGAAATTGTCGTCGCCCTGCCGAATGGTGCGTATACAGCTCGTGTGTGGTTTAAAGGTCATTATTTGTTTCTTTGGGTCGATTTACTACAATTTCGAGCCATCCCACTAGGGCTATCAGCCATCCAGTGTTGCCTGGCATATCCCAGGTCGCTACGACCATAATTGTACACATCATCAAAATTGCAATGGCCAATATTTCTTTAAATGTTTTCATGTTTGACTCCAAAAAGTTGTTCAATCTGTTCAACCGCATCGTAGTGTGTTTCAAATGTGCGGGGCTTGGTATAACCATCAACTACATCCATACAGTCCTGAATAATCAACTCGGCGAACTTAGATTCTACCAATTCGTGTAATTGTTTCGTTGAGCAATCTAAATCTTCTTGTAACAAATAAAAGTCTCTAGCCTGTTGTTTAAGTTGTCGAATTCGTTCGTTCATATTTTTTTCTTTCCTACAGCAACACATTCAAGTGATGTGTTGTATCTGGTGTCAATATGGCGTTTGGCAGTTTCACACTGACCGACAGTTTCGTATCTGGCGACCACAGTCCGTTGTACAGTGGTGGCACTGCCCGGATACATCAACAATTGGGTCAACACTAGTTCGAACATCATCAAACTCCAATCGGTTCTTGAATTTGTTCGTTCATCGGGGATACCCTGCACTCAATAAATCACCAAACTGTGTAGAGTGTTCGCTGAGACGATTCAATTCATACTTGCCACACAGTTTTAGGAACTGAGCACCAATCATGGGACGATTCTTGGGCACCGAGCCGGCGTCAATGGTGGCCTTGATCTTGGCCTTGATCGCTTCGGGCTGTGCAGTAAGATCCACTAGAGTAACATTACGGTGATAGTCATCTAGCACCTTGTGTTCTTCGCCATTATGGTCTACCCAACGTTGCAACATGAGATTGTTCCAAGCGAATCCTTGCCGGTCCCTATCTTCAAATGCTTCCTGCAAGCCAACCTTGTTCTTGGTACCTTTGGTACGCACACCAGGATATGCACTGAACACATTGTCGCTGGCATCGCCACGCATACACTTCTCAAACAGGATCCACTTGGGATCAGGTATGCGTTTGGGCTCTTTGGTCTTTTTATCAACTACCAATTTGCCTCGCTTGTCGAGTATACCGTCCAAGGTATGCAACTCATCGGCGATACCATTGTACTGTTTCACGTTCGGTGCCAGCAGTTGATAAAAGTCTGTGTCTGAGCTTACGATGACGTGTTCATCGTCAGGGTGACTTTGTATCCATCCTGCCACCAAGTCATCTGCTTCCAGGTGCTCGTGCCGGAGAACAGTACAATTTGTTTTGTCTTGCAGAAACGTTTTGAGCTCGTCAAAAGTTTCCCAAAATAGTCTATCTTCTTCGGCTTCGGTTTCCGTGAGCGCGGCTCGGGCAACTGCACGGTTTTTCTTGTACGGCTCATAAAAGTCCTTACGCCAGCTTCGACCCTCCAAGCACCAGACCACATGGTCTGCTTTCTGATCACGCCAGGCTTTG